AGCGAATAGCTGTGAGCCGACCGAGCGTCAGAAGTCCCATCGTATTCACCCTTACATCCCACCTGCCCAAAGAATTTTGTTCCCTCTCGTTTATCGCGCTGAACCGAAGCTATTAAGTTTCTAACGAAGTTGTCCCAATGAACTCCTCTGGTATCTTCGCGTAGAGCTTCAGCAGCAGCCAAACAGCTTAAGAGAACAAGTTGCCCGTGAATCATTCCTCCGAGCGGATAGGGCAGCGCCAGGGTTAATTTATCAACGAAAGCATCGTAACGATAAGACAACACATAAGCATCGTCGGGATCTGGATACCACATAACTTCTCGTTTTTGTCCAGCATAACCCGTACCCGCCTTGATTCTTACAGCAGCAACTCTCGGCCTTCCGCCTTCATCAAACCTCTGTCGCAGCTCTCTGATTTTAGCTTCCCCGACATCGGCAATAATAGTTGGCACCTGAGCATTGGCAGCAAAGGTAAAGCCTTGAATTAAACGTCCGAAGTCATCGGGTAAGTCCTGGTCCTCATCATCTGATACAGTAGTAATGGTGGTAACAGGTTTCAGGAAAGACCATTCATACCCGGGCTGAACCCCCTCTGTTGCAGGAGGATAAAGAAATTGCCTGTAACCCGCTTGAACCAGTCGTTCTATTTGAGCCTCTTGGTTTGTTGTCCAATTCGTTGAGGAATACCCGTAGTTTAAGAACTCACCGACTTGGCCCTTAAAGTCCGTAAAGCTCAAAGACAAAGTAGAGTCAGCCATCTTATTTACCTCTTTAAAGATGAGCCCTTGCGCGAGAGACACCCCTCACGCAAGAGATCAAAAAACCTAAGCTTCAACGGCAACTACCACATGAGTAGCACGCCAAGCTGAGTGCCACCATTCAAGTATCGCAGCATCGAGCGCTGCGGAAAACGTGATAGTAGCCAGAGCGGTTCCAGCCATTACTATGCCACTTGTAACGGTAACTTCAAATGAGTTTGTGGTTAAAGCGCCAGAGAGCACATACCCTTTCTTTTGACCAGGGAAAGTCCCATCGGCCAAAACAGAAGTAGAGTCGCCAGCCAAAGTAACACCACCAAAAATATGTGTCACGCCACCGACCATCGTCTGGGCAGCAGCGCTTGCAAGACACGCCTTCCATTCAATAAGCCCGGTTTCTTCTCCATCGTAGAGATAGGCCAAAACAGTCGGCCGGCCAGGACTCATAACATAGCAACAAATGTCGCCATTACCAGGACTAGCTGTAAGCACCGCCTCATTGGCGGAGGTAACGCTACCAATGGTATAAATGGCTTGCGTTGCACCAGCGGCACCAGCAGCGGTGGAAGAGGCTAAAATAACAACCTTATCGCCAGCAGCCGCACCGGTGAAAAGCCCCGTTTTTGTAACGGTTGCAGTGGAAACTACAGCAGTGCCATCAGTGCTCTCGCCGGTAATACCGGTGGTAGTTGTTTGAAGCGCCAAGGCAGCACCACGCCCGAGGCAAGTGCCAGCATCAGCTCTCCATCTTCCTGGAGAACCGGTACTACAAAGACAGCTAAGAACGGTGACATCAACCGTGGTATCGCTCGCCGCAGCGACATGACAAACACTGCCCGGTTCGTTAATAAGAACCATTGCGGTGCCTGTTGTGTCCAAAGTTATTGTGTCATCCAATACACCAGCGAAACGAAGGTTATTCGATGTGTCACAGGGTTCTACGTATTTATCACGACGGCCTTCAGCAGTGGCAGCGGTGCCGTAGTTTCGGTCATAACAAACGCCTTCGCCACGATAGTATGTGGTAGAAGCAGTGCCAGTAAACAAGACTTTCTTCTGATACTTAATGGCCTGCGAAATATGTTGTGCGGGTTTCATAAGCTATTTCCTTTCAAAAATTATTTATAAAATACTGCCTGACGACGAAGGTCATCACAAACAATATTCCAGACCATAGAAGTAATAACAGCGAAACAATGCGGCTGATCGGGCAGACGTTGAACTTTGATTTTCTTCATAAACCAGTTCTTCAAGAACTTGGCATAGAAATGGTTGAAGTCAAGCATGTAAACAACATCGTTGTATGAAGAATCATCAAACTTTGGCACGTACTGAATATGAGCGCCACGGAAGACCGGCTCTCTTGTACTCAGGTCAAAGCCGAGGCTATCGTTGTTGCTTTTCGTAACATTCTTTAGCCCAAACTTAGTTTCCCAATTGCAAAAGATTCCTTTAGAATAACCACTTCGTCCCATGCCCGGCTCTGGTGCAGGTGCGACCCACCTACATTGGTCAGAAGCCTGTTCCATTTGATAGATAAGCCCTGTGTTATCTTGGTCTAGGAAGTCGTCATAACAACCTGTAAAGTTTTTATGCCGAGGGTAGGTGTCGCTTGAGATCCCAGCCTTACCGGAGGCGAAGTCTGCATGGTTTCCACCATTGAAGCCGAGAGAAGCGTTTTGAGTTACCCAATACTCAACACCCCACGGTGTATCGTTATCATCAGATGTTGTAGGAGCACCCCACACGTCTGACTCTGACAGCTCAGTCATAGATGTGAGCATACGTGCGTTCTCTAACGAGACAAGATCAACGACCTCTTCCGGTCCGCCATTCATGGCAGGCTCTCTCTCGTCATAAACCATGTTGCCGTCGGTATAACACCAAGGTATTGTGCCTTCGACCATCGCATCGTCACGACTAAATTCCATCGTTCCAAACAACCCAACATGTTGTGCGGAGTTGTTATGGTCTGTTACATAGCGAACAGTAATTCCGCGACCGGACTTTTGCTGCTCTCTCTTTTTTTTGCATATTTGGTTAAAGCCGACGTGCTCTTGCAAGTCAGTCATTTCACCAATCCATTTACCCTTATTGAGTTTATTCATCGTCGCGATGACTGCATCGGGCATGTTTTCTGGCGTAAGAACTGTAGCCATAATATCTTTCCTTTCGTTCTATCTTGAGACGACTATTCCATCATGGCCGCAACAGCAGCAATAGCATCATCAGTTCGGGTATCCTCGCTGTAAATCTCAGATGCGAACTGGCCATTGGTATCTCTTGGCGTGTTTAAAACTTGCCTTGAGCGTGCTGCGGCCTTTTTTGTAATCTTTCGTCCCTTAATTTTATTGGTTTTATCTGGAAACGCTTTCTCAACAGCGAGCTTAAACGTATCCTCATCATTTGGAGCTTTACGACCTTCGGCTTTGGCATCGTTGTGAACATGGTCCATATAACGAATAACCTTGTTGCGTGCCAACTTTGTCTCTTTAGCTGTCAAGCTCTTGTAGTCGCCTTCGCCAAGAGTATCGATATAGTCTTTTCCTAAGTCTTTAACTTGGCCGTCAAACCACTCCGTGAACTCTTCGTTACGAGCGACAATAGCCGCTTGTTGCTGATTTTGTTGACTCTGCGTAAGAGCTTTAATTGTTTTTTGCTGCTCAGACACAGCCCCCTTAAGCCCCTTAAAAGCACTGATGACTTCTTCGGGATACTCTTCAGGATCTAAGTCTGGAATTTCAGAGAGCAGATCCGTCTCTTGCTTCTCTTTTGGTACCTTTTGTCTCCTTTGTTTTGCGGCTTCAACCCTGCCTATAACATTAGACAAAGATTGATCGTCGGGCATATTGTTAGCATCGGCTAATGTAAGCCCAGCACGGACCGCACGTTCAAGTAAGGCTTCGTCGTGAACAGGAACGTCTTCTCTGCTCTCTTCTTGCTTCACTTCTTTATCTTCAACCTTGGGTTTCTCAAGGCTTGGCTTCTCCTCTTCCGAGGCTATCTCTGGAAGGGGAGCTTTATTTCCATCTGTTTCTTCGTTATCGTTGTTCTCTTTCTCTTCGATGTGCGTGTCTATCGCTTCATCCAACTCTTCCATAAAAGAGGCTTGCTCCGCCTCTGTGGTTTCCACAGCAGGGGCTTCGGTGGTAGTCTCCTCGGTTGTCGTCTCTTGAACGTTTTCTTCTGTCATAATTTCACCTTCCTTTAATCACAACGGGGATCGCCATATCCACCGTCAAAGTCTGTTGCTCCGACAAGTTCGGAATAATTCTTTCTATGTTTCTTTGTGCGAAACACCGGATGTCCCATCTTGTCAAAATCTGTGGGTACTCCCTGTTCCTTAGCAAAGTCCGTATATTGTTTTCTCTGTGTAGGATGGACAGCCAGCGCGATTGACTTCATAGGCCATGTGCTCGACTTCTGTCCACCTTGAGCTGCAAACTCAGCAGCACGATGCCGCTTACACAATGTTCCGTCTTCTAAAAGAATAAACTCAGGCGCATCTCCCATAGGATAAGACCTGTCTATCGATTCCTCTGTCTCTTGGTTTTGATAACAATACGTTGCCATTAACTCACTCCTCTAGTCATTGCTTCCTTCTCTGAATCCTGTACTCCTGCGCCCATTAACGTCTGTGACAGCGCCGCCTCTTTACCCACTCTTGTTGCCCCAGGACGCGTGACTCTGTCATAGGTACGAGTTGTTTGCGGAGGCTTTATCGTAGGCTGTGGATTGCCTTCTATACCACCCTCCTGCAATTGATCCTGTGCCACCAATATTTGGTTCAGCTCAGGCAAGTTGCTGTAATCGGCAATTAGCGATACCCACTGTCTTGCATCTATTGTTAGCCCCTGCTGTTCGAAAGCTGGCATTAAGGGCATTATCATTTGCATCATGATCTGGTTGAGCTTGTTTATCTTGGCGCCGGGATTATCTTCCTGCATAGACTGCGGGATTATCGTGAAGTTAAAGTCCAGGAAGTTTCCACGACGTGTATCTGGCGACCAATCTACTGGAATGTAGATGTCAGTATCGTAAATTTGCTTTTGAAGAGTTCGTGACCTTACCGGGTCTGTCCACTCGTACCATGCAATTTCACGGAAGATATTCTTTGAAAACTCAATAGTCGCCTCTTGCATGTCTTTAAGCTGGGCGCTTGCAGAAGTGGCAAGCATTTGATCTTGCTTTGCCGTGTCCGCCATCGGCGACAAGCCACCAAGAGAATCTAAGTTCCCCGCAGCCCAAGAGAAGATGTCTTTAGTCTGAAGGAAGAACGCGAACGTGCTCTGGTCTAAGCCGCCAACTTCAATTTTCTCCGGCTTCTGGCCATCCCAATACACTGCATGTCCGTCTTGTGCCTTATCGAAACGCTGCGCGGCCTCTTCGTTTGAGAAGCCTGCCACTGCTTTCTTGTTCTTTGCCTGCGCTGCCATGCGCCTGAAGAGACTGTTTGCAAGGTCATGGACGTTTCTAAGTAAACTAAAGGGAGGAAGTGGCATCGCGTTGTCCGGGACATCGGAGAACCATAGGCTAAAGTACGGACCCCTAGACGAACCGTCCCAGGGAATTACCGACAAAGGCTTCTCTGAGTGGTTGACTAAATATGTAACAAGCAGCTTCTCTTTTGTTAGAAAGAGATCCTGTACTGCCACCTTCTTTGCAAAGTTATCATCACCAGAACCAAATCCATGACTTATAGCTTCAGCTCTTTCTCCGCCAAACTCATCATTCATTCCAAGATCGTCTTCAGCTAAATCCATCTTCTTCGCATCGGGAAAGCTTGCATAAAGCTCTTCCATAGTAAGATAGTACACATCACCTTCGTATGCAGGCTCATAAGCCGAACGTGACGACATGTCCCGCACATAGTCATCAAAGCTCACGAGTTTAACAAAGGGCTTTGTGGTATTAACATCTTGGCCGTAGACCTGCTCGGGCTTGCCGTGTTCGAGCGCCACCTTAACAGTTGCCATTGGGCTAAAGAGTGCATCCGTTACAGCTCTTCTCAAGACCTTGCCCAGATCCGTTTCAATCGCAACCTCTTTGCAGGCAAGGGAAAACTCACTTGCTAAAGGCTTAAGTTCCATTCGCGGTGTGACCACCCGCGCAATAGGAGCACGGGCAGCACACTGGCGAACATATATATTCGTAGCCAACGCGATAAGGTTCAAATATACGTCTTTAGCCTCGGCATCGTCGGAATACTCGCTTCCACAAAATGATTCAATAAGCGACTTACGCTTTTCACGAAACACACCAAGCTTTCTACGGCTTTCGGCAACAGCTGATGTAAGTCCGTCAAACTCTTTTTTATTGCGAGGGTTCACCAGTCCTCTCTTTCTCTCTCAAGGGTAGCTAATTCTTCCTGCTCAAAACGCCAAGCCGGACTCATCCAAGGAGCTTTTGGCTTCTCGGCAGCAAGAGCACCTGACTTCAACGTCATAAGCCGACTCGACAAGGCATCGGCAATTACTTCATCGCCATGCGCCTCTCTCGCTCCGGTAGGATCTTGGCTATTTGCTGCCGCTGAGTGAATTACTCTTCCACCAGGTTCAACAATAAATTCTAAAGCCTCTCTCATTCCCGACTCAGAGGGGTTTATAAACAGCCTGTCTTGAAGTTTAGATCTGTAATCACGAAGCAATACCGCCTTATCTTCCGGGTTTAGAAAGTAACCGGGTTGATCCGATGCTCTCCCCCTTACGGCGCCTTCTGACTTGCGGTAATAAATCCTGTGATACTTCTTCTCAACTACGCGGTTTGAGAAAGAACGCCCCGATGGTCCTGACGCATCCCACGCTAAGTACCCATTATTAAACCACTTACAGAGCGCGATTGTT